ACACGAATGTTTGCATCTGGCGGTTATATCAAACGAGGCGAGGTTGGCATCGTTGGAGAGAAAGGACCTGAGCTGGTAGAGGGTCCTGCAATGGTGACTAGCAACCCCAAGCTCAAAGCTGCAATGAGTTCAGGCGGGCAACCTGGCGTTACGGGCACTGGCAACATTCAGATCACGTACAACGGCGAGACAATTGAATTTAATGATGAGCAGTACATCAAGAAAAAGGATGTCAGCAATCTTGTCGGTCAGGCGGTAGACAAGGTTAAGTCATTTATGGGTGGTTCTGCCAAGTTCCGTCTTGATGCAGGGTTGTCATGAGCGTCTCAGCGTCTGCCCTGTTCATTGAGCTTTACGACCCTGCTGATGGCAGCAGTAAGGCACGATGGCAAAACTTTTTTATTGGCAAGACCGTTAGCGGGCATGTATACCGCTCATTTGATTCGACCGACATTTTGATGAATCGGAATGCTAGTGAAGGCGGGTTGACGATCAGGATGCCTGCGTTAGCCGATAGTTTGAACTTGTTCGAGGTTGGTCTTGATAATGAATGGATGGTGCGCGTGGTGTTGTATGAGCTGCCTGTTACCACGGGAATGCCTACTGACCTGACAAATGCGTTAGTTGTAGGTCGCTTTTTAGGTGAGGTGCTTGGGATTCAAACTGATTTGACTGAGCTAGTCATTGAAGTTGGCACTGCATTGTCTGCGATTAGCGGCAACATTCCAGGACGCAGGGTCACGACTAGCCTTGTAGGACGGCTGCCGACGCTATGAAATACGCCTATCCGCAGAACCCTACTGGCGCTATTTCGGCAGTGCGTCGGTATGACGAAGGCGCAGATTCGACGACGATCCAAAGCAGCCTTGAAAGGCAGCAGATGATTGCTGTAGTTAGTGAAACGGTGCCACTGCTGTTTTGCTTGCGTGGTGATTATGGAAACGAGCAAGGGGTGCAAGGTGGTGTATGGATTAGCCCTAGGTTGCTGCAGCTCGGCATTCAGGAAGCCAGCTTAAGCATGATGTACCTGTTGAGTCAGGGCAAAGTTGATGGGTTAAATGTTAATAACGTGTACTGGGGTTATCAAAAGCTGCTTGATGTTGATCCTGATGCAAGTTTTTGCTGGGCTTATGAGCAGATACCTGCCTGTTTAGATCTGGATTATACGCCAGGCGGTTCGTTGAATTGGAACACAACGAAGACATCCCCAGGGCCTAGCGGGACAGGTTCGTTTACAACGGAGCCTAATTGCACAAAGATTGCAATTACTTGGACGTCAACGATTGAGGTGCAGGGTAGTGCTGAGATTGTTAGCGGGTTTGATCAAGAGCTAAACCTTGATATTGATAGTGGTTGCGATCCAATTGTTACTGATAGCAGTCAATGGAAACCTGCACAACCTGATATTGCAGATTACATTGGCAACGAACAACAATATGCACAAGACCTGCTTGCCTTTGAAGCAAAGCTGCAGAAGTTTTACGATCGCGGGCAGCAAACCAGCAAAGACTGCCGTGACGGTGGTAGCTGTGGCAGAGTTTGTGAGTTGTGGTTTGATTTTGGCAAGCGGCACCTTTCAGCATCTTGGGATCAAACCTCTGAGGTCCGTTTTGACTACACGATTACCCGTGTTATTGATGAAGTTGTTGTAGAGAGCGGGCAGGTATGGGTGCAGCATGGCACAACATCGCTGACGTTTGATGGGTTAGCTGCGGATCAGTATCGGATTCAATTTTCGCAGAAGTATAAAGAGCGCAACTTAAAAGTGCCGACGTATAACATTTCAGACCCTGGCGATAGCATCGACAATTTCTATAACAGCTGGTACGTCGATTATCCGACTAGCGGACCTGAAAGCGGGTTCATGCGACAGACCAACACTGGTAATGAAACGGAAATTATTAACAGCATTATTACCGAAACGATTTACAACGAGCTTGAGTTTCCTGATGTGCCAGGTGGCGATCAGCAGATTACGGGCGGCGTTCAAGATTTAACGCTGATGGGCATCAACGGTGATGTTGGCTTGCTGCGTCCTGCTGGTGGTCCTGAGTATTTCTTGCAATCACATGTGTTTGTTGAGCAGGGTATTGAAGTCCCCAAGCTACTAGGGAGTGGTGTTGGACCTAGCCGCCTGTATCCCGAGCTAGTTAACTACCTAATGACATCAGCGCAGGTATTAAAGCAAGACCAGATCGACGTTGAGTCATTGACTTTGGCATGTCGCATGAACACGCGATACTCGCTGTTCTTTAATGGGTTGCTGCAGACCACATCAAATTTTGCCGAGTGGATGGTCAAGACAGCACCCTATTTCTTGTTGACGCCAAGGCAGATCGATGGGCGTTATGGATTGGCACCTGTTGCACCGTTGAATGGCAACTATGAGCTGAGCCGTGATCCCATTGTCCCTGATCACGTGTTTGATGCTGATGAGATTTCAGAGGGTAGCTACAACCGTGATTACATCTCCCCCGTTGACCGTCAGCCGATTTGCTTGGTGATGGTGTATCGGGACCAGCCAGAGCAAAGCGTTGGTCAAACTGTCACGGTCGAGGTGCGGTATCCAGGCACTGCATTATCAGGACCGTTTGAGCAGCATGACATGACCGAATTTTGCTGCACCCCTGCTCATGCAACTTATGCAGCACGGTACATTTTGGCGAAGCGCAAGTTTACGACGCATACGTGCGGCTTCTCTGTTGATCGTGCTGGGCGGTATGTCAACCCTGGGCAGATCGTCAAAGTGAATTTGAGCGTTGATACAACAGACGGGCAAGGCATCGTCGACTCGACGTTTTACCAAGTCGAATCAGTGCAGGAAGGTCAAAGCGGCAGTGTTTACCTCAGCTTGATCCATTTCCCTGTTGATGCAAACGGCGTTAGCATTATTGCGAAGGAAGTGCACGAAGGAGTCGTTTCAATTCAATGACGGCATTTCCTGCAATTCAACCAAGCGCCCGTAGCTTTGCCCCAGGGCAAGTACCAGTTACGACGTTTACTTCGCTGTCGGGTAAAGAGACGCGGGTCATTCTTGGCGATACTGCCACCAACCATCGTTTATCGCTTGGGTTTCAAAATATTCAAGACCCTGTTGGGCAGCAGATTATGGACCACTGGAATGGTCAGCTAGGGATTGCGTTAGCGTTTACCCTCCCGAGTGCTGTTTACGTTGGCTGGTCGTTGTATCTATCGACGGTGCCATCGACGCAACAGTGGCGGTATGAGTCGATCCCTGAAGTTGAGTTTGTTGCCCCAGGTATTATGAACGTATCAGTAGAGCTAGTCGCGCTGTCCTAATGGCTAAACAGTTTACGGGCATTGACGGCGCACTTTATGCAGACGGCAATAAGGTCGCCAAGGTTACTGACTGGGCGTTTAACGGTAACGTTGACACGCTGGAATGCACCACGTTAGGTGACTTTGCACGTAAGTATGTGTATGGGGTGCAAAGCTTCAACGGTAACTGCACGCTGCTGTACTACGAAGACGATGCACGCAATATCGTCGGCAGTCAGTTGATTACTGATGTAGTACGTACAACGCAAACCCCAACTGAGCCGACGCATACGTTAGAGCTGCGGTACAACAACGGTGCAAAGATCCACAAGGTAAGTTTTGATTGCCTTTCGCCTACCGTGTCAATTGCTGCTCAGGTTGGCGAAATTGTGACTGCTAACGTCAGCTTTACTGTCAACGGTCCGTTGACTACTGCAACGCTGGACTGATGGCAATTTGGCTAGGCGAAGGCGGCGGTCTGCGGCTAAAGCGTAAAGGCGATAGTAGCTTTTACGTTCATATTGATATTGCTGATGTTGACGTTGCGATGCGGCGGTTATCAGCTGAAGAAGCTGTTGGCGCGTTAATTACTGGTGATCGTGTCTCGATCATCAATGTTGACGAAGAAGGTGCAGCAATTAATGAGCCATTGGAGTTTATGGCTGGCAGTGCCTGGTCAGACGGTCAGCGGTATCCAGACGGGCAGTGGTACGTTCACGTTGACCCTGTTGGTGGTGTGCGGTTTTATCACGCATGGTCTGAAGCCATTGCAGGTGGGCAACCTAAGGCAATTGCACTGCTAGAACCGACAAAACGGTCTCGTGTTCGTATTGAGCTAGCCGAATCAGAAGAGCATTGCGTTGGGCAAACTGTTAGCTGGCAACTTAATACTGACCGTGAAGTGGCAGATATTACGTCACTCGGCGAAGGGTTTAGAAAAAACCAAGCAATTTTGGTTAGCGGCTCAGGGGAGCTGGAATGCTTATTTGATGCTGTACCCGATGCTTGCGGTGATGATTATGGCGTCGAGCATTCGATCTATCTTCATAAGCTAGTTTTGCGTCAAGAAATCGGGTCGACGTTTACAGGCGTTTTTCTGCTAAAGCGCAAGGGAGTGCTACCGATTACCGTTGCTGAGAAGTATCGCAGGCAAGAGCTGTTTTACCTTTGCGACTGTGTTGTCACAGGTGTGGCTTCCGAGGTTGACACTGAAGATGTCATCCGTAGCCGTGTGCAGTTTGTGACGACGGGACCAATGCAACTGCTGTTTAGCTACCCGTTGGGTTACCTGCTACAAGAGACGCCATCAGATCCTGAAAAGGTGCTACAGGAATCTGACTTTGGCATTGTCCTAGAGCTGCCAGATTAGACTTGCTTTAAATAGCGTCTTACTCCTGCCGTGGCTGATAAGAGGATTACCGAGCTAAATCCCCTTAGCGGTGCAGGGGTCAACGTTGATGTTGATGTCTTGGCAATCGCTGATGTTTCAGCGGCTGAGACCAAAAAGATTACGCCAAAGGATCTTGTCGGTACAGCGTTAGGGCAACTGCCGCCAGGGAGCATCGACGGCTCTGTCATTATT